CTGGCGGGATTATTTTTGTCATGACTATGAATGAGGGGATTGGTTTTTCTGGTACATTCCAACCAGATACGGCATTCCTGAATCGCGTGGATATGACAGAAATTGTAGATGAACCGCCGTTGGGTGTTGAAATTGAGATCGTTAGTTCGCGTGTTGGAGAACATCGTACAAATAGGACAGTTGTTGAAGCGGTACGTGTTTTGCGTAAGCATTTTGTGAAAAATGAGATCACTACAGACGCATCGACTCGTAGTTCAATTAAGGTTGCTAGGTTGGTATCTATGGGCATGATGTTACAAGATGCGTTGATTTTGGTCATCGGCAATAACGTAGATGTTTCAGAACAGAAAGCAATCCGAGATATGATCAATCAGATCAAGTAATATTGATCCTTGACATTGGCGTAGTTCTCACTTATACTATCCTCATACACAAAAGAATGGGGTATCTAACCAATACCCCCTACAAGGAAAATCTTCAATGTCTGAATACATTAACGACAAAAATCTACAACGTGAATTGGAATTTACAAAAAACTGGTATGGTCGCGTGTTGCCGCAATCTTTAGATAATGGTGCTTTTACTCAATTTGCACTACGTTCTAAGAATTTTGCGGAATTGATCGCGCCTAACGCTAAAATTCTGGTTGATGCTATCGCGCCTACTGCATATACTGACGGTGAAGATATTTATATAGCGGGAATTTTCTTTATTGCTAAATTCTATAAAGATTATGGCATCGAAGATGAGGATATTACGTCAGCCGCAATTGCTTTAGTAAACGGCTTGCAATCTCATGAAGCGTTACATATTTTGTTGTCTGATCGTCTTATTTCAGATTCAGCAAATAGGGTAGTTGGTATATTACCAGCAGAAATTTTACTATCTAAATTCTTTGCAGATTTAATGAATATCGTTGAAGATGTTTTTATTGAGAATTATTGTGTAACAAAATTCCCCACTGCCAGCATTTTTGTACAAGCGCAACAAAGGATTTTGTTTTCTCAGCATGTTCGCGATATGGTTTACACATATCTGCAAACATCTGACAAAGTTGAGGATTTTCTAGAAGTTTTGACGTTAGCGAAAAATGTTGATATTTTGGATGATTCACGTTTTGATGATTTTGATAATTTATTTATGATTCTCTACAAAGCAAAGAATTCAGACTTGACTCGCAAAGATCGTGCTTTGATTGCGGTAGAGTTATACAACGAAATTACTAAAAATCTAAAAAATCCAATTTCTGAAAAACCAACTAACACGCCAGATACGAAAAAAGCGGATAAAGGCGAAAACTATGATGGTGATTCGCCCGATGGTGATGTTGCAGAAAAAATGATGAGCGATTTTTGCAAGTCTATCGCGGCAAAAGATCGCGCCAAAACACAAGAAGCATTTAACAAAATGTTGGATAATGCAACATCACCAGAACAACAAAAACAAATTGTTAAAATGCGTAATGAAGCACGACAAGCCATTGAAGAAGCAAAACGAGATTTTGCAATTTCTTCATACGAACGTGTAGAAACTAAAGAACTTAAGTTAGATGGAAAAGTAATTTTTGAAAGTTCTTTAGATATGTTTGAAAAAACGACTCCATATGCACGCGAAAGTAAAAACGTGCTACAAGGTGAATTGCCAGAATGGAAGGGTTTTGATCGATATTTGCGTTATTCTCGTGAAGAAAAACATACAACCGGACGTTTGCGGGATACTGGCGCAAAGATGATTAATCGTCAAATTTTCCGTATTGCAACAGATAATAAAATCTTTGCAAATCGTGACAAGTCATCCGTAAAGCGCGGTAAGCCGGAAATTATTATTTTGATTGATATGTCGGGATCAATGGGCGCATATGCTGAAAATATCGCAGATAAAAATGGAGAACCAGTTAAATTATATAATCACGTTGTACGTGTTGCGTATAGTGCTTACTTATCTCTTGTTCGTGCTGGTATTGCGTGTGCTGTATATGCACATTCTACCGATGGTTATGATGATACGCATGTTGTAGGAATTGTGGCAAATAAAATGCCATTAATGGGCAAGCAAGAAATTACATCCAATGACGTAGAAAAACGTTTTAATGCAATGAAAACAATGCAACATAACTCTAATCGTGATGGTGTTGCATTGGATTTTGTAGCAAAGCGTTTTTCTAGCAAAGCGGGAAGTAAGATTGTTCTTGTAATGTCCGATGGCCAACCATCAGCCGCAAATTATGGTGGTAGTGCTGGTGTTGCTCATACAACGTCTGTAGCTAATAAATTGCGTAAAGCTGGTAAGCATGTTATGGCAATATCGCTAGTGAAGGGTGTTGTTGAAGCTAATAATCAAATTTATGGAATTGAAAATAACGTTCATGCTTATGATGGCATGTTGAGTAAGTCAATTCAAAAAGTGATCGCTAATCTGGATATTCACTAATTTAATTACCCAAAGGTTGGTATTTACCGAAATTCCGGCCTTTGGGTTTATGGAGATTTTAATAATGGCAAAAGAAAAACGAATTATCATGCGTGTATTCTATAACAAGAAAAACACGCCTAGAATTTCTAATGATTTTGATATTACGGATTGGTCGGAAGATCAGCACGATAATTTAGTTGTTAAAGTTTTGTGTCTTTCTCCAATTTGTCGAATTAAATATAAAACAAAGAAAGTGAAAATCAAAAATGTCTAGTTTAGTTGTGGGTTATATTGGTGTTTGTGTTTTTCTTACTTTAGGCGTGTATTTCGCACAAGTAAAACGACAAGATGTAGCTATTGCAGGAATGACTATATCGTTGTGGTTTTTCGCGTTTTTCTTGTTTATCGCTATGGGTGTTTTTGGTTTTTAATAAAGGGAAATATAATGAATATGTTGGTCAATGTTATCGTAGGTATTGCGTGTTTAATTGGATCGAATATATTTGCGTTTCGAGTTACCAACAACAATAACCCTAATGAAGTTGTTTTAGGTTTGTTTGTGGCGGTTTGTGTTTTGACGTTCGGATTATCACTCATATTTGGATTAATCAAAATTTTCTAAATTGCCTATTGACAAAGCGTTTCACTTGATGTAATATAACTACATAAGCAAAGGAAAATTATCATGTGACGGATAAATTCCAACTTAACCAACTTATTTTTTAATCTACATATCGTAAACAAAAATCAAAGGAAATACTAAAATGACTTCAATTCCAAGTTTTGCAGCATCGGGTTTTGCGGGTGAAAAACTTGCAAACACATCAGCGGGAAATTTTCTAAAGTTTGAAGATGACAAGCCATTACGCATTTATTTCATGCACGAATTCGCAGCACCAGCAGGTGAAGAAGAAACAGGAAACAATGGCGTTATCGCATATCGTCAGATGGCAATTTATAAGGATGATGCACGTTTTACTTTGCCAGAAGATGTTAATGCGGTTACGTTCCCTGATCTTGGTGATGATGCGGGTGAAGTTGGGCGTTTGTTAGGCTTGAAACCAAACTTTCGCGCTTTGGCTATCGTTGGTATCGATGGTGATGATAGCGGAAAAGAATATGTGTGGGCTTTTTCCAATGCCGTACACAAGCAACTTGCAGCAATCGCGTCAGAAGCAAATCTCAAGGGTGTTGTTTTAAAGATTACGCGTTCGGGCAAGGGATTCAAGACAAAGTACAGTATCGTTCAAACTAATAAGCGGATTGATGTTAAGGGCGAACCAGCAACGGATTTAGTAGATTATCTAGGCGAAGAACGGACTCGTGAAGATATTATCGCTAAGTTGGTTGAACTAGATTGTGGTTTGTGGCCTCCCGAAGGTGGTGATCCATTTGCTAAGAAGATTGCGCCTAAAACAACCAAGCCTAAGACTTCTGAGCCAGTTGTTGCTACGGAAGATGAATACGAAAGCGTCTAATTTTGTGATTTGAGGGAATTTCGGGAATTATCACGTTTAATTCCCTCATTGGCAAATATAGAAATATGCGGGATTAGTTTGTAATTTAACTAATCAAAACTATAATAATATCGTGATGCTTGGGTAATTAAGAAAAATAAATTATGGGTTCAACCAAGTATTTGTTTTTCGGGTATTGGCAATATATTTATTTATTATGACCCTAAACTACCCAAGCGTTTGTTTTTTTTATTAAGGAATTATCGTGAGAAAAATGTCATTGCAAGACGAAGAAAAGTTTTTACGAAAATTGCAAGAAGAAAAAGAATATTTAGAATTAAATGAAAATCTGCCAGATACAGATATTCGTAAAATTCCAATTATTTCTCAACATGAAATTAGAAAAACAAAATCATTAAATGAATTTTACGAAAATATAGATTTTGTAGATTTCGCACAATTGCGTGCATATTATGACGAACGAAAAACAAATGAAAATACTTAAAGTTATTTTTGAATTATTTATTTTCTTTTGCGCTTTTGTTTCTCTAATTATTTTTCTAATTATATTTATTTAAGGAAATTTTATGTCGCATTTTAAAAAACGTGTAGATTTAAATCATACAGAAATTGTAAAGAATCTACGAAATAAAAAATGCGGAATTATTATTTCAGTTTTGGATACGCACGAATTAGGAAATAATGCGCCAGATATTATAGTAGGAGTCTACAATAGAAATTATTTAATAGAAATAAAATCTGAAAAAGGAATCGCATCTAAAGGACAATTAAATTTTTCTTCAAATTGGAATGGTACATATTTTTTCGCAAAATCTGCATCAGAAATATTAAAACAAATCTGGAAAGATTTTGAAAGAGAATTTCCGTTTTATTTAGAAGAAAAAGAAAAATTGTGGAGCGCATATAGTTTTATGTTAACACTAGAAATAAATAAGGAAGCTACAAAATAACTATGAATATTTATTATATTATCGACACTCTAAATGATAACACTCTAAAGCTAGATATTACCGCTACAGAAGTTAGTTTGTCAGACTACAATAATGATGTTATCGCTGTTGGTTTTGGTGGTAAGACGTATTTGGTAGAAATTGTTAATGGTTGCACTTGTTCATCTTGCAAGGGAACAGATCAAACTCAAAGTGTATTTGCTAATTGGAATGGCGCAAAGTTCACGGCTAGGGATTTGCGTAGTTTGATTGATGGTCTTTTTAACAATCAAGACGCTGTTTCAAAGATTATTTCTTTGCCGTTGTTCTCGTATGCATTTGGTTATCTTGACGGAAACAACACGCAAGAAAATTACGATCAAGAATAATTAGTTAAGTTATTAGGGCGTTACATCAGACGTTAGAGTCGATAAGGTGTAACGCCATTTTTATTAAAGGAATTATCGTGGAAAAAATCGCTATTGTAACATGCAAGTGCAACCATCCATATCAAGACAACAAATATGGAATTAATAATCGTGTTGCTAATCTTGCCGTAAAGAAATCTACCCCAACCGTTGGGGCTTATCGTTGTGTAGTTTGTGGTGAAATTCATTTTATTAACGAATCTGGAAAGAAAACCGTAGAGGAAAAGAAAAAGAAATAATGCGACAATATATTAACACTCTACCCAACGCGATTATTATTGATGGTTTGCCTTGTGTTGGTAAGACGTTGGCGGTAGAGGGATTAAAAGCAAAACTAAAGACTTTCGGATGTGATCCAATTATTATTTCTTGTGATTCGCGAAATTTAGATAATGGCGCTTGGGAAAGTGTTTTAGAAAATCTTGAGCATTGGTTGTTGCAATCTAAGGAAAATAAGAATACACATTATATTTTCGATGGATTTATTGCATCTTATTTTTCTAGTGTTGTTTTGTCGGGGAAATTAAATCCAAAGCACGCGATTGTAGGTGCGTTGCGGGTTAACGATCTCGTTAATGAATTAGGCGCATTGCATTATATTCTAGACGCACCTACGCATATGTTACGTAATAATTATCGTGCAGCAATGTCCCGTTATACTGAACCGCTTTGGGACGTTATGCAAGCGTCATGGAGTTATAATCTAGCAATGTTTAGTGGATCGATTAAGCGTACAATTTTGAGTAAGTCGGATATTGAGACATTTACTAATGAAATTTTTGATTCGATCTATAGCCCACGTCTAGCTAAGATGAGGTAAGTATGAGCAAAGAAATTAAGGTTGGTTTGTTGGCGTTAGGGGTAATTGGTTTATTAAATCTTGTGAAGGGATTTTTCGTAAAAGACGAAACAAAATCTTATCCGCCCTTGACAGACGAAGAATCGCGTGTTACTCTAACGCCAGATGCGCCAACACATGACAACGACGTTTACAAAACCGTAATTGTACAAACCGCTGGAAAGCGTACTACAATTGCTAATTTGTTTTATTCTGAAACTATGCAGTTGATTGGTTCAAGCATCTTTGGTTTTGTTGGTGAGTTGCAAGTGTGGGAAAAACAAATTACGTTTGCGTTATACGTTGGTTCTGATATGGATAAATTTGAATTAGCAGCTAGTTTTATTCGTGAAAATGTTCACATGTTATGGGATGATTACGAAGTTCAAGCCGTAAATTTTTAAGGTATAATTGCAAGATGTTGTTTATCAGAAAGACATCTTGCGTATGGCAATTTTGTATATCGCAACGAATAAAATTAATAACAAAAAATATGTGGGAATTACCTCTCAAAAATTATCGTCTAGGATAGCTGAACATATCAGAGATTCTAGACGAAATGATCCACGATACGTTTTCAAGTTTCAAAGAGCGATTAAAAAGTATGGTGCTGAAAATTTTGAATGGATTGCAGTTCTAGAAAATGATAACTACGAAAAAATAAAATCTCTTGAAAGAGCCACAATAAATATTCTAGGAACTTACAGCCAACAAGGATACAATTCCACAGGTGGCGGTGATGGTAGGTTTGGTGGTGGTAAACAAGAGGTTGTTTGTTTTAATTGCGGTAAAAAATATTTTGTCAATAGAAATAAATTTAATAACAATAATAAACGAAACTTAAAGTTTATTTGCTCTAAAGAGTGTAATTCGCAACACTCAAGAAATAGGATGTTAAGGTTTAATAATGACAGAACAAATTGATAATCTAGTTCACATGCATTGTCATAGTGACGCATCTATAATTGATGGTTTAGGTACTAACGAAAATCTTGTAAAGACAGCAGCAAATCTAGGTTTTACCGCGTTGGGTCTTACAGATCATGGAACACTCACCAACACTATCGTCCACACACAAGCGTGCAAGCGATACGGAATTAAGCCGATTTTGGGGCTTGAAGCGTATGTTGGTCGTGATGGTAAGAGATTCCATTTAACCTTGCTTGCTGATGGCAATGAGGGGTTTAATACGTTAGTTGAATTGAATAACTTTGGTCAGTTGTCGGGCGATAAGATGCGACCTACGATTGATTTATCGTTGTTGCGTAAGCATAACAAGGGTCTTATCGTGCTTACTGGTTGCCCTGCTAGTCCATTTCAGGAATTGGATTACGCCGATTCTCTTGAAATAGGACGTGAAATGAAGGATTTTCTAGGCAAGAATTTATTCGCAGAAGTTATGTTTATTGGATCGCAACCAACATGGGAACGTTCTGCAAAACTTGCGCGTGATCTACAGCTTGCGCCAATTCTTACTAATGACTGTCATTTTCCGTTGTCTGAAAATGCACAAGCGCACGTCAATCTTGTTAGTATCAAGAGTCATTTTAATTATGATTCTCGTCTTTTGTTTCTTGCTACTCCAGATCAAATGCGTGCGCGTGTTGCAGGATTAGCGCCTTCAGAATTGCCATTATTAGAAAAATCTATGATGAATTCTGCAAAGTTGGCAGGAAAAATCCAAGCCGTAACTTTCAACCCAACGCCGCGTTTGCCGTTTATTCCTAAAGCAGATGATGAATTGACGTATAAGGCAATGGCAAAGTTAACGGATATTTTTGGATATTCATTAGCACCTACTAATTATGTTGAACGTATGCAAGAAGAATTAGGTGTTATTACTGCAATGGGATTTTCAACGTATTTTTTGATTCTTCAAGACATAATTCAATTCGCACGACGTAATAATATTCGTGTTGGTGAAGGTAGAGGGTCAGCCGTTGGGTCGTTAGTTTGTTATTTGTTGGGAATTACGGGAATTGATCCTATCGTCTATGGTTTGTCGTTTGATCGTTTCTTGAATCGCAAGCGTAAAGAAATGCCGGACATTGACACAGATATTGAGGATGAACGTAGACAAGAGGTGTTGAAATACGCACATGAGAAGTGGGGTGCGATTCAAATTGCTACGTTGTCAACCTATTCGCACAAGGTACTTACTAATGATTTAGGTAAGTTCTTTAAGGTGGATCGTGAATTAATCGAAACAGCTTCAGATGGTGGTAAGGATAGTGAAGCATTTTTGAAAATTGCAACAACAACACCACAATTTGCAGACACATACAATGCAATGGAAAATCAAATTCGTCACGTTGGTATGCACGCTGGTGGTGTTATCATTGTGGACGAAACTACTAAAGTGCCTTTGATTCGTACTGCTAATGGCGGCGTCGCAGCTGGTTGGACAGAAGGATTACACACGCGTGATTTAGGTGCAGCGGGTATTGTCAAATTAGATATTCTAGGCTTATCCGCTTTGTCTGTCTTACGTAGGTTAGAGGAAAAATTCAATACACATGCCGATGAACCAACGGATAATTCGCCGGTGTTTGATTTGTTCAAGACCGGAAATACTAATGGAATTTTCCAATTTGCAGGTAGTCGTGGCATTATAGAGTTTACGATGAGCGTTGCACCTAATAAATTTGAAGATTTGGTTGCTATTAATGCGCTATACCGTCCAGGCGCTTTAGGTAGTGGTGCTGCCAAAAACTTTCCATTATGGCGTAAGTCTCCACGTCTTTTGCATCCGTTGATTGATGATATTATTATCCCAACGGCGGGTGTTATCTGTTACCAAGAACAGATGATGGAAATTTATAAGGTTATTTCTGGCGGTGATATGTCAGACGCGGATAATGCGCGTAAGGTCATGGTTAAATCGAAACTTGGTGATCCCGCTTGGGAAAAGTCGATGAGTGAGTTACGTGAGAAATTCTTTAATGGCGCATTGGCGCATGGTCTATCAAAAGAATTAGCGTCTAAAATTTGGTCGGAATTGTCAACGCACACACAATATTCTTTTAATAAATCTCATGCCGTTGCTTATTCACATGTAGCGTGGCAGTTAGCATGGTGGAAATATTTTTATCCAGTAGATTTCTATGCGGAAACAATGTCAGTTGATCGTGGTGAGTGGCAAAAGTTTTTGTTTGAGGTTATTTCGTCTGGAATTGAGATTGTTCCTCCACATGTCAACACATCTACTGAAGATTTTGTTGTTGTGGATGGCAAGATTATGTTGCCAATTTCGATTGTAAAGAATCTTGGAGAGAAGGGCGTAGAAAGTATTATTGCGAATAGGCCATATGTTAATGCTGATGAATTTATGGCAAAGAATCCTAAGAAAGCAGTTAGCAAAAGAGGGCGTAAGGGTTTGTTTGCGTTAGGTGGTTTTGATGGTTTAGGCGCAACAGAAAAGATTTTAGATATTGATGAAATTACCGAAATTACGCCAGAAGAAATACAAGAGGCGTATATGGGTTTTCTTCTCCCAACGCGCGAATTTTTGGAAGCAGTAAGGTTAGCAAAATTAGGCGGATTTACAGGTGGGTTGATTGTTAGTAGGGAATTACGCAAATCAAATTGGGGTGAGTATAACGTCTATAAGATGTTGCCAGAAGGGACGTTTTGGAGTAGAGATTCTAAATTACAGTTTGAAGTAGGGGCGAAAGTCAAAGTTAAGATTTCAAAGAAAAATGGAAAGGTAGAGTCGGCGGCTAAGTTATTCTAGTAGATTTCTAATGGAAAATTTCGTCTTTATAATTTATAATATTTGGTATTGAGGGAATAAATAAAAATGTCCATTGCAGAGTTGTTAACGAATTCGATTGAACAAAACGATACGAAGTATTTACGTCGTCTTAATAAAAAAATTATGTTGGATAGTGAAAAGGCGGCGGTAGATTGGGTGTTGGAGTACGAAAAGAAATATAGTGCTGTTCCTACACTAAAGCGCATGAAAGACGAAGGAACACACGCGCCATATATTTCTAGAACATTATCTGGATCGCCATTGAAGGATTTATTTGAACGTGCAGTTAGTAAGATGATTGCACGTTATGCTTTAAATTCTCATAGTGAGATGGAAGAAATTTTAAATTCTACAAACGTATTTCCCGTTAATGAATACATGAAAGTTGCTAAGATGTTAGCGGGAATTTCGGTAGAAGAAAGCACGTCTATTCATACGTTGGATCGTGGTTCAATGTATAGTGGTGAAGATTTATCAACGGCAATTAGTAGTGGAATTGATTATGTTGACGAATCTACAGGTGGTACATTGGCGGGTGAGGTTCAAGTATGGGTTGCTCGTACTGGCGTTGGTAAAACTTTGGTTCTCTGCACACAAGCCGTTAGACTTGCGCGTATGGGTCATCGTGTTTTAATAATGTCATTGGAGATGTTACCTAAACAACTCGCACATCGTATTGATGCCACGTTGGGTAAGTTCAATCCTAAAGTATTTCGCGATTCACGTCCTGATGCTTTGGATGTTCGAGAAAAGAAATTGCCAGTTGTGCAAGCAGAATTAAAGCATATTGCAAGTCGTGGTGGTGATATTATCTTTACAGAACGTCATATTCGTTCTTTGGAAGGTTTAAAGCGCACGATTGAAGAAGTCAAGCCAGATGTTGTGATGATTGATGGATTGTATTTAGTACGTTCGGATGATAGTGCTAAAGGTTCTGCGTCATGGGAAAAGATTAAGCAAGTATCTAACGAAACAAAACAATTGGCGTTAGAAACATCTTTGCCTTTCATCGTAACTACGCAATTTTCGCGTTCTGGTTCTGGTTCTGAATCGCGTCAAGATTTAACGGAGATTGGCGGTAGTGATGCAATTGCACAAGATGCAGATACGGTAATTGGATTATATAAAGAACCAAATGGAAATGTGGTAGGAAAAACGCTTAAGGTACGCAACGGTGAATCAGGCGGTGAATTTGAATTAGAATTAGATTGGTCGGTAATGGAAGTTCGTAGTGTTTATCATGCGCCCGTTGTGGTTACTTTACGTGGCAAAGCGGGTGTATTGGCAGGAACGTTAACGACATGAGTGTAGATAAATCATCTTATGTTGTAAAACGCTCAACAGGAACGTTATATTTATATGAATGGGATGATGAACAACAAATTCATATCCCTAAGAATTTTAAGAATGAACTATACGCCGCTTGGGAAGATAAGAAATTTAAGAACAATCCCCAACGGTGGGATGAAATTAATTTAGTAGTTGAGGGTTATAAAAATGGAAAGCAATTCAAGAATGACGTTCGATGATTTTTTAGAAACACAACCAGAAAATGCCGTTGGGGATATTGTTTTTGAAATGAACGGTGAATTATGGCGTTGGCGTTTGTGTATGGATTGTGGCGTATATCATGGTAATAAACTTCAAGATGATGTTGACGCGTGGGCTTTAATGTGGAATGAAAGTGTCAAGGCAGATAATCCACATTGGTTTTTCTATAAGATGGTTCGTTATTACGGAATTTTCTATGGAATTAAAAATAAATTTATGGGGAAGGTCATATAATGGCTTACGTTTTAATTGACGGAGAATTTTATCATCAAGATTGGTGTGAAGATTGCAATGATTTTCACATTGTAAATTTACAGGCAGAATTGGAAAACACTTTAAGTTTGGCCTATAAAACTGGCGATTTTAGAGAATGGGAATCTTTTGTAAAGGATATTTTGGAACGTCAGGAATTAGCAGAATATTTCGATGATTTTAGTTTTGTGAGGTTAGATCGATGAAAGCCCTAATCTACGATCCTAAAGAAATTGGCCTCACAATCGGAAAATCTATGGGTTGTGAGGTTTTTGTTAATTGTCCGTTTCATGGCGACACACACCCAAGCGCGGAATTTAATGTTCAGACCGGACGTTTCTTTTGTTTTGCTTGTGGTGCACGTTCTTATGCGCCATTTTTAGCACGTAAGTTAGGCGGAACTTGCTCACAAGAATTTCGGGAATTACCAGAAAAAGATGCAGACGTAGATGATGCGTGGATCGGCATGAAAAACGCGCCTTTGGGTTTTAATAATGAGTATTTGCTTTCACGTAACGTAACAAATATTCAAATCAAGAAATACGATATTCGAGAGACTTCATGGGGCGTTTTGTTTCCATTGCGTAATGAGAATGGAATTATTAAAGGCATGTTGGCGCGTAAGTATAAAGGTGAACAAAAATATCTTGTGTTTGGTGAAAAGATGCCTTTGTATGCGTTGGATCAATTTCAATTTTATTATGGAGAAGTGATTGTTACAGAAGGTGTGTTTGGTGTGTTGGCGGCTGATAGGGCAAACTTACCAGCTACCGCAACATTATCTGCAATGGTCAAGGAAAGCGCTAGTGTGTGGTTAAATCAAGTTGATCCTATTGTTTGTTATGATGATGATGATTCCGGCTATATTGGCGCTGCTAAGGTGCTTAAACTTGCGCCTATGGCGCGTGCAATTGTATATGGAGGGGAATTTGATAATCTAACGCCACAAGAATTTTACGATGTTGTTACGCATCCAGAGTTGACAGCAAGAGAATATACGCGTAGTATTGAATATATATCGGAGTACACAAGCGATAAGAAAAAGTTTTGGAACGACATAGAAAATTTCGGTAAGTACATGAAGAAGAAAAATTTTACTAAAGGAATTAACTTAACTAACGAATGGATGAGGGGATAATGAAAATTGAAATTGAATATGATTTAACAGATGATCAAGTTGTAGATTTTTTAATGTTCAAGCCATTCAGAGAAGAAGATGAAGAAAAATTCTTTCCAGAAAATTTAGACTATTTTCGTGGTTTAGGATTAATAAAAGTTGGTCATTATAGTTATCCAAACGACGACAATTTATATTATCTCAATCTAACTTATTCTGGCGAATGTGTTAGAGAAAAATTATCTTTAGGAGTGTTTTAATATGACAGACGATACTTTAATGCAACAACTACAAAAAGAATATGATGATGTTACGTTTAACATTGGTCATCATCACGAAGAATATTTTAAATTAATCGGACGTATGATGACATTACAAAAAGAAATGCAGGAATTAAAAAATAAGATGGAAAGGGAAAAGAAAAATGCATAGTATTGAAGAAATGATGCAAGGAATTTTTTGGATTTTTATGATCGTGATTTTACCTTCATTTTTGCTTGCCATTTTGTTTGTTATGGCGTTGGGAATGAAACCGCTATGAACAACGAAGTTGCATTACTAGGAATTCTTAATAATAAAATTGATAGTATGAAACTCGTATTTGCTCAATATTTAATTACTCTGCAAGAGCAAGAAAAAGAGCGTGAAGCAATAGAATTAGAATTGAAAGAACTACAAGAAAGGATGCGCAATGATAAAATTTCTACGTGAGTTTTTCGATCCTTTTGAATTGCTTTATATTTCTATTGCAGTAGCAACCTTTGACCATACCGTATGGGCTGGAGCGTTTTTGTTTGAAGGTTCGATGCCAGTTGATAATAATATTATTTGGCGTTTGAAAGGTTCTCTAATCGCAATTGCTGTTGACTTAGGAATGTTGTTAACGTCGCGTTTCTTAAGAAATTCCGAAACACCAACGCAAACAATTGTTTTAGTAATTGCTTTTATGATGGCTGCTGTTACGTCGTTTTATTTTCAGATGGTGTATATTCTTTTTCATACGCCGATCTTTACGATTTCAGAAGGTGTAGATAAGTATTGGATTCAAGCGCTAACGCCGTTCTTACAAGCGCGTGTTGTTATTTTGCCGCTTGCATTGCCTTTACTTGCTACAGTGTACACTCTTGCGCGTATTTTTACGCATAGGGTTGCAGTAAAGAAAGAATTGCCTATCCCAACGCCGGAAGTTAAGGTTGAAAAGCCAAAACAAGAGTTATTGGATGATGGTAAGCGCACGAATCTAGAGGAAGTTCTCAAGGCATTAGAAAACGTAGACGACAAAACATTTTACCTAGAATTTCCTACGTTATCTATTAATGTTCCAAAATTAGAATTTTATTACACTAAGACAGATCGCATGTATTCAGCCAATACACGAGAAAAATTAGCTAATAAAATTCGTCTTATGGTCGGACGTTGGGAAAATACAGACGAAGAAACCGCGTAATTACCTCTTGACAATTCCCGAAATGTAGATTAATATACACGCATTAACCTAAAATTTCGGGAATTACAAAAATCATGGCTGTATATGTTGATACGCCAAATCTTGCGAAAGGCGGTAAGTTTCGTAAGTGGTGTAATTTAGTCGCAGATAGTGTCGATGAACTACAAATGTTTGTTGATGCATTGTTTAAAGGATCTTCTTATCCACGCATGAAGGTTAAGGCGTTCATTCGATTTGGCTTTATTCCTTATGTCTTGCTTTCACCTAAAAAACGCCTACACGCTTTGCGCTTGGGTGCAATTAGTATAGGTTGGCGTAAGATGAAAGATATTGTGGAGTTTTATCAAAAGAAAGACGCGATTCAAAAGTTCTTAAATGTTTTTATTAAAGTAAATCCACAATACGGTGAATATCTTAAAATGAATCCAAAGCAAAAAGATGTGTATATTCGTTCTGAAAAAGTTATTCTTGCGTGTAAAAATCATAAGCCAATTAATTTTTAAAGGATTTTATAAAATGAGAAATTCAAGTAAGTTGATGTTGTTTGGTATTCTTGAGATGTGTTTGTTTGTTGTTAGTATTCTTAATTTCAAACATCATCCTGAAACTGCAATGGCATTTATGGGCGTTGTTGCTTTTATGGGTATTTTATTTGTTTTAATTGCTGGTGCTGTAATTCATGATAATACGGAGAATGGTTAATGTTTAAATATTATTTGAATCCTAAGTCTATTTTTCTATGGATTTTTACGTTATTGTTTTTGTCTTTTGCTGGTGGCTGTATTTACGCATCTATGGCGCATTGGTTATTTATTTTGTATGTAATTGCAACTACAATTCTTATTATTATTATTTTAGTGAATGACGATGCCAGAATTTCAGAGATTTATAAAAAAGAATTTCATTATTGGATTGATGAAATGGGAATTTCAGATGATCACGCACGTCAATTAGCTTTGGCACGTACTAAAGAGATTGTTCGAGAATGGCGATAACATGACTCCCAACGGCGCATATTTATTGTTTTTATTTATTTCAGCGGTGTTTTTGTTTTTAGGAATTTGCGGGATCGTTTCGTTGGCATATGTGGTTTTTGTTTTGCGTGTTAATCGCATAAAGGAATTGAAATGATCAAGTCACAAGATTTTCATAAGGCGATAGAAAAAGCTAGAAAATCAGATATATTGGATTTTGATGAATTAAACGCAATTCTACAAATGATGGTTGATAATCAAAGTCATTTTGTATATGCACTTCAATTACTTGAAGGTGTTGAAGCTAATAACGATGATGTTGTCAATGAAGTAATTGCTAACGCTAATGCAAATTATTATCGTAAGCCAAATTTGTTGACGCTTCTTGAAGAAATTGCAGAAATGATTTTATCAGGTCGTGGAAAACATGACGATCCTTTAGAGTTGGAGCTAATCCAAATGGCGGGAATTTGTATTAATATTGTTCGTCGCATACGAAACGGTGATAAGGTAGAATTAAAAACGGAGGATTTTAAATGATTAAATTTTTGTACAAAGAAAATTGGCTAAGGAACTATCTTTTGTTGTCTGTTCCTAGACTGTTTTTAGCGTCAATTTTGAAAATGTTAATGACGCAAGATCAATTTATTATATTTTGCATCATGTGCGGAATTGCAACAGCACTTGAGTTTTTAATGGAAGATATTAAGATGTTTCGCAAAACTGAAGAAATTCGTTTGATGTTAATACCGTATGCTTTGAACGATCCCGCAAAACGTATGGCGTGGGATGTTATTAAAATTTATTATATTAATGGAAGCAAAATTGACGATCAGGTAATTAGATTAGTAAAAACATTGAGTGGTAATTATGCTTAAAGTGATGAACTCCAAATGCGATCAATGTCTATTCACTAAAAATCGTGTTGTTTCTTCTGTACGTATGGCAGAGATTGTAGACGAGTGTTTAGCACATGATACGTATTTTGAATGTCACAAGGGAACTATCGTGCATGATCATATCGTGTGTCGTGGTTTTTATGATCTGTACAAATACGATGTTTTGGTAACGCGTATTGCTTGTATGTATAACTTTATAGACTTTGTGGAAGTTGGTAAATTTTAATGTCTGAATTATACGTAAATAACCCAACGGCGCAATATGCGGAAAGGAAAGAATTTGAATATTATCCTACCGATCCGCGTGTAGTTCGTGCGGGAATGTCGTTTTTGCCTAGTCCAAAGGTTTTACAATTTAATAATATTATGGAATGTGGCGCTGGTGAAAATGCGCCATTCTTGCAAGAAGCATATCGTTTATATCCAAATGCAGATTCTTTCGATGCGTTTGAGGTTAGAGATTTAGAAACGCCACAATGGATAAAAGATATTGACGATTATCGTGTAGTTTATTTTGGTGAAACGCATTATATCCGAGACATTGAAGATGATGAACGCTATGATCTTATCGTCGGAAATCCGCCCTTTGGGGATTCGTGGGAGCAAGCAGAGAAGAAGAACAAGAAAGAAAATAAAAAAACATTAAAACAAATTGAACAAATGCGCTTAAATGGAGAATTGAGATACGATTTTGTTGATCCTTTACCGTATAAATCTCCGCCGCGTCCTTTATCGCAACCACGCGCTGATGCAGAAGCGTTTGTGCGTAAGTCAATGGATATGTTAGAGCATGGTGGATTTTTG